AGACGTGTCCTTAACACTGAGGTACAAAACCACAATGTCACAGTCTCGTTTTAGATCGAAGCATGAGATCAAATCCCTCCCCGCCTATGGGCAAAGCATATGGCTCAACGGCAGTAATACGACTTGGCAGTCGTATCCACCGTCGGATGTGCCCGTTGCTCTCCTTAATGGCGAGGAAGGATGGATGCTCGACTTCGTGACACCGCGCTTTCACAAGAGGTCTGCTGCTGGAGAAGTTTTCTTCAACAACAAGCTTCAAGAGAAAGTAACGATCGAGACTAAAGCTTCCGGCATCCTCCAGCAGAACCAGATTGTTCCGTCCTTGATCAATGGTGTACCCCGTAACAACGGGTTTCGCCTTGATCGCGGTGCGGTTATCAATCATCTGCCTACAAGGCCTTCACCCCGTTACGGGGTGTGGCCGGAGGAAGTTCCGGTTGTCTCTCAAGCCGATATTAATCGGATGAAAGTGCTGACATCTACGGCTGTCTTGTCTAAACGCGGCAGGAGTGATTCCGACTTATGGGAATCCATTGCTGAGTATAGACAGACACTTGATCTACTCAAGCGTCCACTCTCTGAGCTCGTTAACAAAAGCAATGCTATGTTAACAAGTATTCAGAGGTCGACGGCGTCGCGGAGACTCCTAAAAGAAGTCTCTTCGGCTCATCTCCTTTATAGATATGGGATAACCCCGTTAATGAAGGATATCGCGAGTATTGCCAAGACCTTGGAACGAACGACCGGTAAACAACGAAAAACCTCTCGAGCCAATGAATCGCACTTTGCGGTCCAGAGGGAAGATGGGTATACCATGGCGGGCGCCTGTAAAGTGCTCTGGACTCGTGAGTCCAGAGAGAACATACAGGTGCGCGGCATGTCCTTAGATGAGGTAGACTTATCGTTACTTGGTAACGTTGGCTTCTCTCTCAAAGGGTTGATCACTTTGCCTTATGAGCTAGTGACCTACAGTTTCGTTGCCGACTGGTTCTTCAACTTCGGGGATTACCTCGGAGCTAGAGCGCCAGCGTTCGGTTACAATCAACTCGGCTCCAGTTTGACTACCACTGTCACGCGATCCACGCTCTATACCATCACTGGTACTGATGCGGGGGGAACGGACAATTGGGTCTATACTGGTTCTCTCAGTGGCACTTGTGCCATTGTGAGGCAGTCGAGCACTCGATCGGGGCTTACGCATCCAGGCGTGACGATGAGGAACAACTTTAAGTTGGACTCCTTTTCTCGCGCTGCCGATGCTACAGCTTTGATCGCCTCTCGGTTTGTCAAGATTAACAACCTTGTCGGGCCAACTCCTGTAGGTAATTTTTCCTACAAGCAGAAGCAGCTTTCGCTGCTTTGGCTAAACCAACCTGGTCTTTCAAAATGACACTTGCAATCAACGCAAAAACCTACACCGCGGACTCTTTTAACAAGGATTCTGTGGGCTACGCGGGTCCCAACCATACCGTAACCGTTTCGGATTACGCAAAGTTGGCCCGCACCGCCCCCAAGAAGACTAGTCAGAGTTCCGGGGTCGGGCGCACCTTGGCCAAACTCACCCGTACAGCTACGCTGACGGGTGCGCTAGAGCCAACTCGCGACATGATTGGAGAGGTGAATTTCACCCTTCCTGTCGGTGCCGCGGGTGCTGATGTTGACACCATGCTGAATGACTTGGGCGCGTTCGTGGCTTCCGCCACGTTCAAGACGCACGTGAAATCCCAGCTGGTCTCTTTCTGAGGCCGCCATGGATAATCGTTTCGTCTTAGCCCTCGCCGGACTCTTTGTCACGGCGGTAATCATTCTCGCCTTCTTACCGTCGATCGATAAGACAGGCCTTCCGAGTATTCCATATGAAATTCAGAAGCAAGCAGGTTCAATCGCAGCAACAGCTCTCGCTAGAGAACGGTCGGCTGAAGCAGAACAGTTTTGCGGTGTACTACCGCATCGTATCTGCGTTGTTACAGCAACATAGGGGGTCAGCGTTTCTAAAAGACCTCTCCGACGCTTGGCGCCGGAAGGACTTCAAATCCGCTGTAACCCTTGCTGGTTCTTTGTCATCAACAGTGTATGATGATGCCACAAATCATTTCGTGGCGAACCAGTTCTCATTGCTGATTAGGAAGTATCCATGGGACAGTACCCTCATCGGGGCTGACCCACTCGCGGCTGCGATGAAGTCTTTTAACAAAGGTGAAAACCGATGCAAAAGGATCAATCGCAAATTCGAGCTGATTATGGAGGATCCCTCGCGGGATAAACTTCGTAATAAGGGGAAACTAGCTATGGCTTTTATTAGGTCTGTAATAGGATCTAAACCTGTCTATAGCAGCATCTTCCGTCAGTGTGGGTTTGGTGCTGGCGCATCAGTAGGTGTCCATGGTGACGACACGCATCTTATTAATAAGTTGCGTGAGAGTCGTCAAACCGTGACGCCCGGCGCAATTCACCACGCATTCGGGGGTCTGATGAAGAATTTCCATTTTGCCGAGGCATTTCTGCCGAGGCAACCTGGAGGTTCCATCGTATCCTTGGACTACGTTCGTATGTTTGATACATACGTTTCGCGTCTTGACGTGGTCGAATACAACAAACTTAGCTTTGCCGAAAAGACAGCACTTACTTTTAGGAGTATTGCTGTGGAACCGTTATGGTCGGGCTACGTTCAGAAAGGGATAGACCAAGAAATGAGGAGATTCCTCAAGTTTCGCGGTATTGATCTTTCTGACCAGAGCTTGAACCAGTCCATGGCCCGTCAAGGGTCATTGGACGACTCACCGGAGGGATTTGTAACCATGGACCTGCGCAACGCTAGTAATAGCAATGCGATTAGGCCCGCGGAGTACTTATATCCCCCTGACTGGTTCTCGTTATTAATGAGAACAAGGAGTCCAAAGTACATGCATGAGGGCGTCACGAAGACGTACAACATGTTATGTTCAATGGGTAACGGTTTCTGCTTCCCAGTGGAAACGCTGATTTTCGCTTCCATCTGCCACGCCTGCGGATGTGGTACGCCGGGCGTAGACTTTATGGTCTACGGCGACGATATCATTGTCCGTAAGAAGTATGCAGCGGAAGTAACCGAAATGCTTCTGCATTACGGTTACGCGATTAACACAGATAAGACCTTTGTAAAAGGACCCTTTCGTGAATCATGTGGAGCCGACTGGTATCGGGGAGAGGACGTTCGTCCCTTCACCCTTGATTTCGCTCTGGATAAAGTCCAGAACGTCTTCAAGTTTCTTAACCTTTCGAATCGGAACGATCGCACTAAAGCTTTCTTCCGTAGCGTGAGGCCGGTTATCATATCGGCCTTGAGCGTCAATTTCCAGTACTTCCGCCCCTTCACGGGGGAGGCAGATACCGGGATAGACACGACTGGTGACGAACACTTAACATGCAAGCACTGCCACTTCGATAAAACGAATGGTAGGTGGTCATGGTCTGTGTTAGTCCACAAAGCGGTCAGGGACTTCGAATCCCTCCGCGATGTGCAGAATGAGCCTTGGCTCATGGGTGTCGCGCTAAACGGCAACGAGAGTATCCGAGAAGGACCTCTTCGTGGCTTGCCTAGCGTCTCATTTCGGCGTAAAACCCGAACAAAGGTAGCTCGTGAGAGCTACTCGTCAACCAGTAATTGGTTGCCGACAACGTACGACCTGCGGTAAGTCGTACATAGCGTGATGTTTTATCCCTTTTGGGGACGAACTCTCACTCTTTGG